TAAAAGAAGACAGTCTAGACACGTCAGCTATGGCGGCAATCGAAGACAGTTTAGACGCGGACTTCGTAGACGCTTAATGGGACTTCAGGAACAAATCCACACGGTCTTAGACCACTTGTCCAACAATGAAAGCGATAAGCTTACCATTGAGGATAGTTGGATCGAAGAGGCAGGAGAGGCTTTCAAGGAAGCCCCTCGTCGCCAGTTCACAAGGCAGGATGAAGACTTTCGTCTGCGCATGTCGAACATTGGTAGACCTCTTTGCCAACTACAGATGGGCAAGAGTGGTGTCACCCCTGATCGGAAACCTTACAACTTCATTATGAAAATGCTTCATGGTGACGCAATCGAGTGTATCATGGATGTTGTGCTGCGTATTGCAGGGGCAAACATTACTGGCGGTAAATCAAAAGTAGAGTTTGACCTGAACGGGCATATCATCAAGGGCGAAGACGATGTTGAGATTGATGGCAAAGTCTATGATATCAAATCGTCTTCACCTTCAGGCTTTGAACGTAAATGGAGTTACGGCATCGATGCTTTGAAAAAAGACGATGGCTTCGGGTATATCGGTCAGATGGTTGGCTATTCTGAAGGGCAAAATAAGCCTGCAGGTGGTTGGATTGTTGTCTGTAAAAGTACAGGCGATGTTGCTGTAGTTGAAGCAAATCTTACAAAAGACGAAATCAAAAGTATTAAGGAAGACCTTGCTATGAAGGTCACTGCCGTGAACGAAGATTGGTCTTTTGAACGGTGCTTTGAACCAGAAGATGATTTCTTTAACAAGAAATACACGGGTTCTAAGAAACTGCCGTTTAGCTGTAACTACTGCGATTACCGTTCCACTTGTTGGCCTAATGCACAGTACCTACCAAAGCCAAAATCTAAATCCAAAAAGATCACTAGGCATTGGTACGTTCAGTATGAAGGAAAGGAACTGTAGGTGGCTATCAAACCTTCGTCTGCAAAGGCAAAGGGGCGTAAGCACCAACAGTGGGTAAGAGATAAAATACTAGCATTGTTTCCTAGTTTGGAAGCAGACGATGTTCGATCAACGAGCATGGGCGCAGGGGGAGAAGACGTGCAGTTGTCCCCTGCGGCTAGGAAACTCTTTCCCTACTCTGTCGAGTGCAAAGCCCTGAAGGCTATCGGTGTATACAAGTTCATTGATCAGGCTGAAGCTAACTGTCCTGAGAATGCCACCCCGATAGCCATTATCAAAGCAGATCGCCAAAAGCCGTTGGCGGTTGTTGATGCAAATCACTTTTTTGAACTGCTTGGAAAACTAAAATGAAATACTCTGATCTACCGCTAAACTCTATGGGCATTGTCATTCACCTTGAGGAAGAAGGTGGCTTCGGTGTCACAGTCATGCACAACATATCAGAAGATTGGTCTGAGGAAGAAGCAGAGCCGTACTTAGACATACTGAATGGCCTGAATATGGTTCTTACCAACGGCTATGACATGCTTGGTATGTACGGTGCGCTAGGGCGTGTCGTTAAAGACTACATTGAGAATGACGGTCCTGAGATTGAATTTGAGCCTGATGAAGAACTGCTAAAGGCAATTGAAGACCGTAAGGTAATCCCCTTCAACAAAAAGAAGCTGAACTGATGCATAGTCGTAACCGTTTAAATGCGGATGCCTATGTCACGCCTGACATGGTGGATAAGCCGCCCCACTATAACAACAGCACCATCGAATGCATCGATGCAATGACCGCAATGGCAGAGGGCTGCGATATCCCTAGCCATGAGGCTTACTGTTGGCAGAACTGTTTCAAGTACCTTTGGCGTTGGCCCTACAAGAACGGCCTAGAAGACCTGAAGAAGGCACGTTGGTACTTGGATCGCTTAATCCAAAAAGTAGAGGAAAACCCAGATGATTACTCATGACGACATTGTGGGCTTTGAATACTTTGATGAAGGTAATGAAAGCCTACGTGACCCTAACACGTATCTAAACTGTACACCTCTGACGATGGTTAAGCATTTTGCAAATGTGTACGGACAAACCCTTAACCATCCCTGGATGAAAGATACAGACAAAGACCTTCTACGTCTTGTTCTGGTCAAAGAGGAATATGCAGAAGTCCTGTCAGCCGTAGAGGCCGAAGACCTACTGAAAGAATTAGCCGACCTTGTTTACGTGACCTACGGGTATGCCGCCACATTTGGTTGGGATTTGGACGAAGCAGTCCGAAGAGTTCATGCGTCCAACATGTCAAAATTGGATGACGACGGTAAGCCCATCTACCGTGAAGATGGCAAGGTACTAAAGGGGCCACACTACGAAGCCCCTGATTTAACAGACTTAGTTTGAGGGAAAAATGAACAACTATTTACCAACCGATTATCAGGCATTTATTCACACGTCACGGTATGCCCGTTGGCTAGAAGACGAACAGCGTCGTGAAACGTGGGCTGAAACCGTTAACCGTTACATGGACAACATTGTTGAGCCTATTATTGACAGTGGCGAAAACGAAGAAAACCTGAACGTAGCCAATGAGATTGAACAGGCTATTCTAAACCTAGAAGTAATGCCTTCTATGCGTTCAATGATGACTGCAGGCCCTGCAGCCGCCCGTGATAATACCTGTATGTACAACTGTAGCTATTTGGCTATTGATGATCCCAAGGCGTTTGATGAAGCTATGTTCATCCTGCTATGCGGCACAGGCGTTGGTTTTAGTTGTGAACGTCAGTATATTAAACATCTGCCAGAAATCCCTGAACAGCTATTTGATAGTGAAACAACTATCGTAGTACGTGATAGCAAAGAAGGTTGGGCAAAGGCATACCGCCTACTAATCTCTATGCTGTATGCAGGTGAAATCCCTACTTGGGATGTAAGTAAAGTACGTCCTGCAGGCGCACGTCTAAAGACATTTGGTGGACGGGCAAGCGGCCCTGCACCGCTAGTAGATTTGTTCAACTTCACGATTGATACCTTTAAGGTCGCAAAAGGTCGCAAACTGTCGTCATATGAGTGCCATAGCCTAATGTGCAAGATCGGTGAGATTGTTGTTGTAGGTGGTGTACGCCGTTCAGCTATGATCAGCCTGTCTAATCTATCAGATGATCGTATGCGTCATGCTAAGTCAGGCGAATGGTGGAAAAACGCACCACACATGACCTTGGCTAATAACTCTGTGGCGTACACAGAAAAGCCTGATGCTATGTCCTTCCTGCGTGAATGGACTGCACTAGCAGAAAGCGGATCAGGTGAACGTGGTATCTTCAACCGTCAGGCATCCCGCAAGCAAGCAGAGAAATCTGGACGACGTAATCCTGATTACGAATGGGGAACCAACCCATGTTCAGAAATAATTTTGAGAGGCCCACGCCTAGACAAAAACGACAATCCTATCGTCGGTACTGGGGGCCAATTCTGTAACCTTAGTGAGGTAGTAATCCGTGCTTCAGATGATAAGAAATCTCTTCTACGAAAAGTCCGTTTGGCAACAATTCTGGGAACAGTACAATCCACGTACACCAAGTTCCCTTACCTGCGAAAAGTGTGGGAACGAAATACAGCCGAAGAACGCTTGTTGGGTGTGTCACTCACGGGCATAATGGACAACACTTTGACCAATGGTAAGGAAGGCGATCTGCCTGCATTACTTGAGGAACTAAGACAGTGTGCAATAGACACAAACAAAGAATGGGCTGATAAACTTGGGATTGAACAGTCTGCAGCTATAAGCTGTGTTAAACCAAGTGGGACGGTTTCTCAGCTTACAGATAGCGCATCAGGCATCCATGCCCGTCACAGCCCCTACTACATCCGTACAGTTCGTGGCGATAACAAAGACCCGCTTACACAGTTCATGATTGATCAAGGTATCCCGAATGAACCAGAAGCATTCAAGCCTGATCAGACAACGGTATTTAGCTTCCCTGTTAAGGCACCAGAAGGTTCTGTGGTCACAGCGGATATGACTGCAATTGATCAGCTAAATATGTGGTTGGCCTATCAGCGTCATTGGTGCGAACACAAACCATCAGTAACTATCAATGTTAAGGCTGATGAATGGATGGAAGTGGGTGCATTTGTTTACGAACACTTCGATGAAATGTCTGGTGTAAGCTTCTTGCCTTACCACGAACATACTTATCAGCAAGCCCCTTAT